TAAATAGATCACAGTTGTAGGTGTTGCATCTCCATCATCTAAGATAGTTTCTACCCAGCAAGTTCCAGACTGGAATGATTCTGACTGCGAGCAAAAGTCCCTTACTAGATCAGCTATCTCGAAAGTAGCTGCTCCAGCCGAAGCTTCTTTGACTAGTGTATATGTAGCGTCTGTAGGTTTAGCCGATACTACGTCCCCAGTCCAAAGTCTAAGCTCCAGGCTCACTGAATCTTCAGCAGTTCCTAGCTGAACGTAGAAAGGCGATCTTACATTTATGTTTCTATATTGTGCCATTTTATACTTTTTTTGATTTTCTTAATTTTGAAGCTATTTTATTAGCGAAGTTTGTTGCTATATCGTCAGCTATTGCCCTATGATATTGATGCCACATTGTCTTATTTCGTTTCTCCAGCGGTTTGGTGAAAAAATGAGATGCTTTAATACCTTTCTGGTAGATGCTTCTGGCTATCACAAATGCTAATTTTTCCGAAATACCTCTAGATCTACACCATTTCTCTATCTCACCTGTAGGAACGCTCTTTTTTCCGTTTCTAAACTTATTAGGGCTATTTCTATTCTCTATATAGTTGCTTTTAGATCCTTTCACACCTTCGTCTATAAACTTTCCATATTCAGCCATTTCAAACGTAAGTCCAGGCATAGTAGACCCTCCAGTAAACTTACCAGATACACTTCTATTCATCTTTGAAGTAACATAACCCTTTATAGATCCATACAGTTTTCCAGATGCCTTGTAAGACTTCTTTTTTCCGTTTACCTGGCGTCCCCTAGTTAAGTTCGCTTTTGATTGAGAAACTACATAGCGTTTGTACGCGTCTAAAACAGATCGCGTTCTAGGATATGTCGAAGTATTAGTTAAGTTTAGCACAGATCCAAAGTGTTTTTAATAGCTACTGTAAAGTCTAGCCCTACTCCAGCTAGTTTGTCTTCAAAACGTTCTGAAAAGAATTCTACAGAGACATCGTCTTCTTCTACCTGGAATCCATCCGCATACAGATCACCCCTCATTAGTTTCTGAACTGTATTTGTTGCAGCTGAAAACATAGAGTTTAATACGAAATGCTCGTTATCGTTTCCGTAAAACTGATCCGTTTGCTCAGACTTTGATTCGTCCACAATATCCAGAAACAAGATACTCATATCTACATAAGCAACACCTTCACCGATCCTGGCTGTACTCATGCCTACATGAGCCAAAGGATATATGTTCTTTTTCAGAAGATCGACTTCAAATAGGTCTCCATAGGTTACCTGGTTGATTAGAGCATTATTCTCTAGCTCTTCTTTGATTTTGTCTGTTAATTTAAAAATATTATTCATTATCTATTTTTTCTGTATTGCGCTCTTTCTATTTCTACTTTCTCTTTTTCAAACTCTAAAAACAAAAGAGCCTCTAGGTGATTCATTCTGGTGACTTCTCCGTATTTTGTAGCAATGCCTCCGCATAAAGCATAGATGGAGTTAAACCACCCATACTTCGCTGCAAACTGACCTTCTCGACTATAGTCTGTGCCTCCTTCAGCTCCTTCTTGGAAAAGTCCTGGGAAACCGCCAGTAACTCGTTCACGATATTGTAAAAAAAAACAATGGCAGCCGATATAACTCCCACAGGTGCTTTTTTCATTACTTCATACATTCTAGGATCAGCCTCGTATGATTCTATGGTGTAAAGATCTTTAAATTGCTTTACTGTTGGTCTAAACATTACAGCAGCGGCTTTGTGAAAGTTCTTTGAATCTCGAAGATTTTCCTCTAGATCAATAAACTCACCGAGACTCATTTGCTGTAAGTCTGGTATAAATCCGTAAGTAATTCCATCCAGGTCAAACTTATTCGTAAATGGTACGTTTTGATCCAGCACGTCTAAGATGTCCTTAGAGATGTCCGTAGCATCCTTAAAAGGAAACTTATTCACTGTCAATATATCCACCTCGCAAAATATCTCGATCGTTTTATGGACGAAAAACTCTTTATCTGTTTCTTCATTATTAATTAGCGCAAATCTCTGGTATTGCTCCAGCGTGATGTCGTTAATGTTTGTAGGAATTAAAATATTCATATAAGAAGTCTTTATTTAAAAACATTGTATAACAAAAAAAGAGATCACCTTAGTGACCTCCTTTCTTACTTACTAACCTTAAATTTTAATATTAAAGATTATCCTGGTAATACTCGAAAAGCTTTTCTTCAAAGTATTCTATAGATGGGTAGTCTATTGTATTAGTGACATCGCATCCTTCTTCGTCATAAACTGTCATGCAGTCTAGCTCAGCGTCCGCCCCTGGATAATCATAAGTTGAGTCTTCACCTTTAATCATGTAGCCTTCTACAGTGTAAAATTCCTCGTTTAATTCTATTTCTATTGATATATTCATGATATTGTGTTTTATTTGATCCAGTTATTATCTCTAAAGTGTTCGTAAGCTGATGTCCAGTTTGGAAATAAGTTTACATCCTTTGCTCTATTTAAGGTAAAGATCATTCCATGGTCTCTATCTCCAGGTTCATTTTACGGTTCATTTTTATAGAAAACCCTTACAAACAACTATTTTTACGGTTCATCTTTCGATTCATTCTATTGTTTTTAATAAGGGGCTTTTACACCCCTTTGTTTATGTTAGTATCTATAGTTGTCTGAAGCGATTAACTTTTCAACTTTTTCTTTCTCTAATTTGATAGCCTCTTCTAATGTGATTACATTTCCAAGTTTTGCCTCGAATCTTACTCTGCTTTTTGCTAAAATTTTTACTACTTTTTGATTGTACATGATGTTTGTTTTAGTGTGGGGATCGTTCCCTCACGTCAAAGATAAGGCAATTATTTCTAACTGCCAAATCTTTTTTGCTTTTTTTTTATTATTTAGCTAAAAATCCAGCAACATACTTAATGAAGTGCATAATGTCACCATTTTGAAAGTCTATCTTAATTAGTGTATTTCTCATTTTTTTCTGAGTAGCAGCATCTCTAGACTCCATGAAATCAATAACTACTTCTACTGGGATAAAGTTAACTCCCCATTCTTTACCCTCAACCTCGATCACTGTTTCTAAGCTGATGTTTTTTTCGTTTAATAAAGTTCTGAAGTATTTCATTTTGTTAAGGTTTAAAGTAGAATTCGTTTCCTACACGTCAAAGATAAGGAGAATATATATACCCTCCAAATCTTTTTGTGTTTTTTTTAAATTAATTTATAATACATTGCCATGTCTCTAGAATTCCATCCATCACCAGTCATTCTTTCTTCTTTAGTTACAACTTTAAGATCCATTAATAATTCCATAGCATCAACTACTTCTTGTTCTTCGATGTTCTTTTTTCCACCCCTCCAGATTAAGTTTTCTATAGTTCTTCCTCCAGTGCTTTCGATTAAGTCGATGAAAAATTTGATGTTTGTGTCGTTGTAAGTTGCCATGATATTGATTTTTTAACGTGGGCTTCATTGCCTCTGGTACAAAGATATAACTAATTTAAATACCACACAACTTTTTTTTACTTTTTTTTTAAAAAATTCCAGTCATTTCTGTTCCTTCAGCTGTGTATTCAGTTATAACATCCTTATGATTAAAGGAATAGCTCTTTAAAAACAGCTCTAATCTTTCCCTTACTTCCCAGACCTTTCCTGGAGGAACTTTCTTTAAAATGTCTATAAATGGTGTCAATCGATCATTTTCTTTAAGTAGCGCTTCTAGTTCCCTTATTCGAACACTTCTAGGATCTTGGCATCCTTCGTCTAAGATATCCAGATCAAAGATGTTGTTTATAGAGTCTATAACTACTCGATCATTGAATTTTATCTGAGCCTTAGCGTTTCCTACATGATAACGAACTGAATCATGCCCAGTATATGCGCCTCCGTATCCCATACGTTTGCCTATCTCAGTTAACGAGAATCCATGTATTTGATTAGCTACATAGCAAAAAGCTTTTTTGGCTAGTATTAAGTCTTTTTTTCTACCTACAAAGTCAATCGGTTTGCCAGTTTTATTTTCAAACTGTGAGACCAGGCTATCTAATAACTCTGATCTATTCGCTGTCATACTCATTAGTATATTGTGCTTATTACGTCAGCAATTTTAGAAACACCGCTGTATTTAGACTCAGCATATTCGAAGTGTTCGTTTACCATTGATTCAGCGTTTGCTGGATTGTTTCCCCATTTGATCAACTTTGCTATTACTTTATTTCTTAATGTATTCATGATTTGTTTTTTTGTTCACTACAAAGATAGAACTTATTTTAGAACTACCAAACTTTTTTCGTAATTATTTTAAAATAAAAAAAGAAGGCTTTTAAACCTCCTTTAATTTATCTGTTGACAGTGTTTTGAAATTGCTGTTTGATCAGTCTATTCCGATACCTTCTGTCTAGTTCCCTTTTAGCACCCTTCAGATAGTTGTTTTCGTACCATGTGAAGTTATTGACTATATATTCTAGTTCATATGTGGTGCGTTCTTTATGATCCACAAGCCAGGCAGTCTTCGTCATTCTCATCAGCTTCACGCCCTTGCTTAATCATCGCCATGTATTCTTCTGGAGACATTGGCTCGATCTCAACCTTCTTTTTAATACCTACCAGGATCTTGTTATCTATTTGCTCGATAATGTATCTAAGATCGCTTCTTTCGAACTGACCTACAAAGAGAAACCCTATAGTTAAGTTGTAAAGATCATCGCCTACTGGCGTTACTATTGTTTTACTTTTCTTGAAAAAATCGTTATTATTGTCCATTGGTTTATTTATATTAGTGTTTCTATTTTCTTTCTTTGCTTATAGTAATGTGTATATATTTCACAGATTTTATTAGTGACATCATCCTGGCGATAAACTTCTTTACCTAGATGCTTAGCGTTTCCGATCTCAATCACCAGCTTCACCTTATAAAGTGTCACCTTCTTTTTGCCTTTGGGCTTATAGCTTTCTTTCTTGTAAAGAACTGGATAAACCTTTAAATGGTTTCCTTTGAGCGCCCAGCTCATTGCTTTAGCGCATTCTTTATCCATGGATAGTAGTTTTTTGAAATCGACCTCCAGACGTGTCTCTTTTATTAGCTACGATCCTTCCATTTTTGTAGTGATCTACTATCAGTCCAGTCTCTAATCTTACTGTCTTATATGGTCTTAAATTAAGGTTTATAAGTGTTCTATTGTAGAAGTTTGTTATCTTTGACATGATTATAGTTTTTAAGGTTTATATTGAGTGAGCTGCCATGAATTGATCTTCCAGCTCCAGGATATCGCTTGATAATCTCATGCAAATCTTTAAACAGTTGTTTGCTTTAGTCATCTCCCCATTATCTATAGCGATCTGTCCTCTGTGCATTTCTAAGTTCATTACTTCTGTCTTGTGGTCGATCATTGAATTTAAGTCTTGTAAGGTCATCTTGTTAAGGTTTTGTGTAGAATTCGTTTCCTACACTACAAAGATACAGACTATTTATTTAACCACCAAACTTTTTTTTATTTTTTTTTAAAAACCTATTTTATTCTTGGGTTTTCCCAGCTCAACCTCAACGTCTTCAGATGCATGATATTTGTGGAATAGCACTAATTCAGTAAGGAATTCATTGTCTTTAAGCTTAGACATCTTCTTTAAGAACTTCTTATTAAATTTCTTTTTATTATTCTTTAGTATCTGTATAATTAAGCTATTTATATCGCCTTTGGCTTTGTATGTAATATAAGTTTTGTTATCAACTCCAGACTTCTTTACTAATTTTTTAACCTCTTTCTTATCCTTCTTACTCATTATATATAGATTTGTTTGTTATGAAATAAAGTATTTTCCAGCGTTTGGCTTACTTAAATGATATGATACAAAATAACGAATTCCATCCAAAAGGTGATTAAAATCGTCAATTGCGACCTCTTTTCCTTCCTTCCAGCAATAGTTATTTAGTTCCGTTATAAGGTTAACAGACCCAGGATGCACGAATAGTTTGTATTCCTGGAGCAATGCAATACCTAAGTTAATAGATCCAGCTCCTTTTATAGATGGCTTTATGTTTAGTCCATAGGAATGTTTTAGTTCATGCAATAGCCGAGGCTCAGCGGAATCCCCTATAGTTAATACGTCTTTGTGCTTTAATAATCTGGCTGCAATATCTGAAGTAGTTAATCCTGGAGCGTAAACGATCTCTTTTAAGTAGATCTCTTTCTTCTTTTTATTTATAGATATTAAGGTTGCTCCAGTCGGATCTTTAGAAAATCCAAAGTCCATTCCTATACCGTAATAGTCTCCAGAAGGTTGAAAAGGTTTTAGCTCCCAGTTATTAAAGATTACGCCTTCAGCTACTGATCGCCACCCTCCCAGAATCTGAGCTTTGTATTCTTCTGGTCTTTCTTCTTTCATGCGTTCCACATTAGCCAGAAATGTTTTATCCAGATGCTTTTCATTGTCTTTATAAGACGTATGTATATAAGTAGTGTCTTCTTTGGTTACATTTTCACCACCTACTAGACCTCTTTTCTGAAAGAACCTATTGTAGATCCAGTGAGCTTTGGTAGCTGGATTCATTACCATGATGACTCTATTTTGCGCGTCTTTAGATCTTACAGATAGATCAATTTTATCAAACAGTAACGGATCTGGCATTTCTTCAGCTTCGTCTAATATCCAGGTAGTAATACCATTTAACGATTTTAGCGCTGCTGTCTGGTTACCAGAACCAGTCTTTAGACCTCTAAAGTATATCTTATTCCCAGTAAGCTTATTAGTTATATCTGTTTTGTTTACCATGAAGTCATCGCCTAGACCCAGGATCTCGATCTTTTCTGTCATCTCTGGTATAATGGAAGTAGATGCTGAAGTCATAGTGTACCTGGTGAATAACACGTTATGACCAGACTCATAGGTAAGCAGCAATATCATTGTAGCGATACTGAATGACTTAGACGATCCACGCCCTCCAGTTACAATGTAGTATCTGGAATCATTTATAAATAGGGGTTTATATTTAGGGCTTAATTTTATCACTTATTCGTCATCAAACGATATTAGACCCTTTAGCGTTATGTTATGATCTACGTTGCCAGAAGTGTTTAGATCTATTTCTTGTTTCGGCATTCCAGCTCGATATTTCATGAACAACTCTATCGCTCTATGATCGCCAGACTCTATTCTTTGAAGCAGCTGATCCATTACGATATTTATGTCTATATGCTCATCCATTATCTTACGGATGTTTATTACCTCACCATTAGAAGGTCTGCCGCTGTTTGGTCTAGATCCGCCCCAATTGTCTGAGAATGAGTTGCAGTCTTCTTTTTTCTTGCCAGCCATGTTGAATTATCTTGAATTATTAGTCTTTATTTAAAAACAGTATAAATAGTCCAGCATAACCAGCAAGCGAATTAGAAGCCTTTTAAGGCACTTATGACTTGTTTCTGAGCATTATCATTCGGAGATGGTGAAGTTCCTCCTTAACCTCTAAAACTTCTTTTTGAGCTTTGATCGTTTCTCCTTTAGATTTTTCTAAAGCATTCTCCAGAGCTTCTATTCTATAGCTTTGGAATCTTTCTGTTTCTGTTACTTTCATAATTTTAAATGTTTTTTATTTGAATCATATGTGGATACTGTGTACCTTGTAGGTTATTAGCAAATAATACATCTGATCTGAATCTTTCTACTCTATCCTCCCTTACTGTTCTAGTTACATTGATGTCTTTAGAGATGAATGTTACTTTGATCATTTTTAAGTTTCTGTCTGATATTTTAGTGTAAGCCATTGTGTTTGTTTTAATGTTCACTACAAAGATATAGCTTATTTATTTAACTACCAAACTTTTTTCAATATTTTTTACTTATTTTTTTTATTCCTTCCGAAAGCATCTCTTTAAACTCTATCTTCTTGTTAATAGATACAACCAGGGGATCTTCTTTTCCATTAAGATCTTCTTCAGCTTTTTGCGCCCTTGCTAGCGCTCTATGTTTATCTGAGATAGCTTCCGATATGATTCTATCAAAAGTAAACCTTTCGCCCTCTAAGCCGCTTATATAGGTCATCTGTCTGTACATTGCCATCTGTAGCGCCTGGAGTTCTTTATTGTCTGACTTCTTTCCCCATTCCGCTAAGATAGTAAGTATCTCTAACTGATCGGCATGGTTCTGGAGTTGCTGTAGGTTTCTGGTCATATATTATAAGGTTTTATTTTGCAGTAATGTGCTGAAGCGTTTTTGTAAAGTGTTAAAGCTTGCTTAATTCCTTCGGCTATTTCTAATCCATCTGGATCTTCTGTGTCTTTAGCTGCGTCCTTCATGATTTCGATCATAATCTCTGGATCTATTCCTAGAGATAAACTCATTAAGGTTGATCTTTTAAAATGCTTAACTATTTCTTTATCTAACATAATCTATAGAGTTGCTTCTTTATGATACTGACTAAGATCTATAAGCTCATCTACAAAAAATGCTTTATAAAGAGCGATTGCTGCTTCCAGTTTTATCCTACCCATTTCTAGAGTTTCTTCTGAAGCTTTAAAGATTCCAATGTCTGTAGTTGTTTTGTCGACCACTAACCAGTAGAAATCTGGAACATCATACAGCTGAGTATATAAGTAAGCCTGTAGATCGTAGTCATATTTAGAGATCGTGAATCCGAATTGATTTCTTACTGATCCATCTTTAAGTTCCACGTCCTTTAAACCATCATTGGTAGTTTTGACATCAGCTACAAATTCTCCAGCTTTAAAGATATCAGCTTTCCCCCTTACAGCTAGTCCATCTATTTCTACTAAGGCTGGAACTTCTGTCTCAGATCCTTTTAAGAAAGATACACATGAATCATTCTGTAGAAAGGCTGAAGCTATTCTGGAACACATATACTTTTCCTTCAAGGTATACGTTACATCAGCTCCATGAGTTTCTTTAGCCAGCTTCCATTTAGTAGTATTCTTAGATGACGTATCTACAAAGTGGAACTGTCCGTACTTCTGGGGTTCTAGGATCTCTGTATGTACTAATTTACCATCTCTCAAAGCTTGCGACTCAGTCATTCCTTTCTTCTTCATGTGAGCGAACCATTTAGGACTCTTTAGAAGCCATTTAAGTGTTGAATAAGACAAAACCTTATCTAGATTCAAATGATCGTAATAGAATGCATCTGAATGCATATTATCCAGTGTTTCCTGGTGATCTACTACTTCGTGATTTAATAGTGTTATGTTCATGCTATTTATAGTTATTAATTATCGATTCGTTATCATAGTCTTCGTCCCTCCAGTAAGTGTAGTTTGTCTGGATGTCTAGTGCCTGGTACAATTCATGGTAGTTCATAGTGTTGTAGTTTTAATTTATATTAAAGTGAGTATTCTTTATGTATTGCTGAAGATGCTTCGTAGCCTCTTTTGTATTCGTCTCTTCCGTATTGTCCTATTAAGTTAATAATAGCTATTTCTTGTTCGTGAGTTAATCCTAATGTTGCTGCTTTACTGAATGCTTCTTTTATGGTCATAATTTAAGGTTTTAATGTGGTAGTTTGTTTCCCACACTTCAAAGATACAACACCTTTAGAGTTCTCACAAATTTTTTTACATTTTTTTTCAAAAAAAAACCCCTCACTTTCGTAAAGGGCTAATCTCCATGGTTTTAATTTCTATGTTAAGCTTTCTAAGTTATCTTATCATATCTCTTTCCTTTTGTAAAGTAAATCATTTTTTTA